AGGACACATATGCGTCACCGCTAGCAAGCGTCGCTGTTGCACGTTTTTCCTGACTACGAGCGTTCATCTCACGAGACATACGAGACTCGGCAAGAGAAATAAAGTCAGGGATTTGCGTAGTCAAATCATCGCGAGCCAAGAAGTTGGCAATGGATGTCTTTAGCTCGGAATAATTTGTAATTGCCATTATACGCGCCCACCGCTCGTGCGAAAGAATCTGTTGTCGTAATCATTGAGCCATTTTTTCCAAGCCTGCGGATTGTCCTTCGGTTGGCCTAGCTCTTCGATAAGTTGATGATACAGTGCCGTCGGTATTTCTGCAACCTTCTGATGGTGCTTTTGAGTATCGCCTTGCAGGCTGCCTGCACGATACTCATTACGTTCAGCCATGTTCTTAGCAAGAAGAGAGTCCACGTTTTGCGTACTCTCAAAAATCATTTTGCCGTCATCGCCAAAATGCGCCCAAGTCTCCTTACCTGTAATAGCGTCACGTTTGACAAGCCGCTTTTGCATCTGTGTCTCCTTGAAGAAATAGGGGGGGCGACAATAATGCCGCCCCCAGAGTTCTTATGTTTACGACAAGTTGTAAACAGCGCCGTGTGCTTTCGGTGCAGAGACTTTCAGCGTCCACTCGGTGAGAATCTGGAATTTCTCAGAGTCACCAGTTTTTGCCAAGTCTTCAACAGCGAAGTTACGGTTCGGCAGTGTGCATACAGAAGCATAGTCACTGTCGAGCAGATACACGCGGTCAGAAGTGGTAAAGCGGTCAATTACAACATCCAGCTGACCAAAGTCAGACAGGTACAGCGAAACCGAGCCAACGATGGCGGCTTCACGCGGAGCGGTGTAGTTGATTTGGTTGGTTGCAACCGAGCCGCTGTTCAGGTCACTGAAAGCAGCTTTCTTGGCCGGAGAAACAACCAGCAGGTTCGGCTGACCACCATCTTCGTATGCAGCCTGCATGGCGGCATCAATCATGGCCAGAGTCATCGTGCGGTCAGTACCATCGTCAGACGGGATGTGCGTACCAGCACCAACGCCTGCATTGAAAGCAGTTTCGTCAGAAGCGATAGATACGTTGGTAATCCAGCTCGACAGAGTACCAGCTTTACGCGGGTCAGACGAGGAGCTTGCTTGCGGCGTCGTGATTGACTTCTCGATGTCGCGGCGCAGTTCCAAACCTTTCAGAACTTTCTGATAGGCGGTCTCACGGTCACGACCAGCTTTGTCAACAGCATCCAAAGTGCCAGAGACTTGAGCGTCTTTCTGACTGATTTGCATGTAGTTGCCCAAACGAGTGGTCGGAGTTGCGTCATCATAGGTAGCGTCAGCACCTTCGTTCTGGTAGTTGGCAGCAGAAGCAGCAGCCAGCTCTTGTACCTGCCACTCAACGTGGACGGCGTTGCCAGTTTCTTTTTTCAAAGCAGAAAAAATCGGGGTTTCATCAGGGTCGATGCGGGTGATTACGTCAGACAGGTCTTCGCGCTCACCAACAGCGTTTGAAGTAGTAAATTGTGCCATTTTATGACCTCATTCTCTCAAGTAGTACATCAACGGCAGCGTCTTTGCTGCCAGATTTATTTAGGCGTTCAAGTGCCTGTTTCTTACGATTCGCATTTGCTTGAGCTTTGGTCGTTGGCTTGCCAGACTTGGTTACCTTCGGAGCTTTCTTTACCTTCTTCTGAGCAACTGGCTTGTTAGCCATCAGCTCGTCATAAAGGTAAGCTTTGCGAAGGGCCAATACAGCTCGGCTATCCGAAGTAGCAGCAATCTCTTCTTCCGAGTAACCCAGATTACGCTGGGCATACGAAACAATAGCTTGCTTCTCTTTGGAGGCAACGTCAGGGTCTTTCCATTCTGGCAAAGCCTCAAGAAGCTTTTCTTGCTCTTTAACCAGATAGGACTGATGCTGTTGCATCATTTCCTGTTGTTGCTCCTGTTGCACACGCTGCTGTTCGGCTTTTATCTTTTCAGCCGCATCTTTGCGGTCACGATAAGCCTCACGTTGGCGCATATACTCCATCGGGTCTTCACTGTAGAGATTGTCCCAATACTCTTGGGGCTTTTCCTCAGCAGTGTCGAGCTGGGCTTGCAACGATTGCAAAGCCTGAGCATATTGCTCACGCTGCTGCGCTAGGGCGGCTACCTCGGCTTCCGAGTTCTTACGAATCTCAGCGGCCTCTTGCATACGCTTTTGTGCAGCCTGTTCCAACTGATAAGATTTGACAAGTTCGTCTGCGCTGACGTTCTTTTCTTCACCATCAATTTTCACAGTGTAGTATTCGTCTTCGTCATCAACTTCTTCAAGCTCTGACACATCGACATCATACTCTTCATCATCGTCTTCTTCGTCGTCGTCTTCGGGTAGCTCTTCAGCATCCTCGTACTCAAACTCATCATCCGATGCCGCTTCAACTTCTTCGGTTTCAAGAACCTCTTCAGTTTCAGCTACAGGCTCTTGAACATCTTCGCTTGCCTCTTGAGGGGCGTTGACATTCAAGAGTAGGTCAACAGCTTGACCTTGGCTTAGAGATTCACCAGCTCCTAACGGGGTACTAGTTTCATCACTCATCTTTTGTCTCCTCTACGGAATTTCGCGGAGTCTAGCTCCAGTTTCGCTAAGTCACCTGTCTCGATGACTTCTAACAAATGGCCGCGCACCACCATTAGTGCTTGGTACATTTGAAAGAGCGTTTCTCGTTCATCTAATGATGACGAGGAATCTTTCCAAGCTTCGATATACTTTCCTTCCAGCACATCAAAAGCTTCTACAATCAGAGGGTCACGCATCAACGCTTTGGCGCGTTCACCCCTGTTTTGTTCTTCCCTTCGCTTCCCTTCGCTCACCAGCAGTCTCCTCTACTGTTGCAAAAATACCACACAATGCTTTTTACGCAAGATATTTATACTCGCGGTAGATTGAGTGATGTATCTACGCCAGAGCGTAACTTCTCAGTGCGAAGCTGCATCTCAAACTCAAGCTCCTGACGACGCAACTCAAGCTCCGCTGCCATCTTCTCACGTTTGAGCTGGAACTCCATTTCCATTTTCTGTTGTTCCATTTGCAACTCGGCTTGCATTTTCTGCATTTCAGCAGCAACACGCGGGTCTTGTTGTGGCCCAGCCTGAGCAGCAGCCTGCGCTTGCTGTGCAAGAACGGCATCAATCTGCTCAGACGGCGCAAAGAACTGAGTTGCATCCTTGAAGCCAGACAATTCTGCAATCTTAGCAAGTGTATTGCGGTACTGGCTCATGCTAACCATCGGGTTCTGAGCGCCAAACTGAGCAATAATCTGCTCTTGTTTTTGTGCAATCTGAGACAGGAAAGCAATCTGCTGGTCGCGTTGTGCCGTACCAAGACCTACGTTGATTTGAACGTCGTATGCACTGTTCCACTGACGCGGGTCCATAGGAATGAACTGATTGCGAAGACGGATAATCTTCTCTTTGTTTTGATACTTCGTAACAAGTTGCAAGATGCCACGGAACAATGCGCGTACACCTGTCTCAGCAAACACACGAGCAATCATTTCAATTTTGCCCTGAGACGCAGCCTGCATTGCTGCTACTGCTGTCGCTGTCGTGGACTGCAATGCGTCTGCATCCAAGCCCATTGACTGCTTGCTAATACCTGTGCGCTGCTCACGCACACTGTCCATATAGTTCAGTGCAGGGAATACAGAGGATGATACTTCGGGTACTTGAAGAGGTTGAACCGCCCCAGCAGTACGAGTACGCACGATGCCCCCTGGCCTGTTAGTAAGTAGGTCATCCAAGTTTACTTGACCTTCAACAGCAACAACGCGAGCATTGTTTGTGTTGTAGATATTGTCGAGCAACTGACGCATCAAAGTTGATTTGATAAGCTGCACATCCATAACCAGCTCTGCAACAGAGCGACCAATGGCGCGGTGCGGCATCAGAATCGGCGACAGGATAGCAAACGGGATGTGGTCGAACTCTTCGTTCTCAAGAATGTGATAGCCTTCGCCTATTGTAAGAACGCGACGGAACTCAGCCACCCCGTCACCATCATAGTCAGAACGAATATAACATTCCGTAACGAGAACATTCCGCATAGCAGGGTCATTGCTGTCGTGAGCGGCTGATGTCTCAAGGTCTTCAAAACGCGACGTGCGTTCTTCCGAAATATCAAGGTCTGTGTATCCAGCATATTGCTCAACCTCATCACGGTCATAACCCATCGAAACAAGGTCACTGACAGTCATTGTTGAGCGATGAGCTACAAAGTTTGCATCTTCAAGCGACTTAGCGCGGTTGCCAATCAAGAACTCTTCAGGCGGCACATTTTCAATGCGAACATTGCCGTTGTTCTTAGTGCGCTTAATCTTAACATCGTAAATAATCGGAGCGGGGATGACGATGCCCTCTGGGCCTTCAATATCCTCACCGATAGTGCGCTCATCACGGCTGACAACCTCAACCTCTGGGTCTGCAACCAACATGGTCAGCTCATCTTCGTTCAGACCTTCATACTCCTCGGTCTCATCCTCGATGATTTCATCCCAGTAAAACTTGACAACACCCATCTTCAAGATGAGTGCATACTTGAACCAGTTGTGCATCAGTTCAAAGCCACGGTTGTCGTTGTTGATAACCCAGTTGCAGTAGTCACTGGCTTGCTCGGCAATGGCAACGTCTTCTGGCCCAGTCGGAACAAAGCGGACGTAATCGTCGGACTGCGTAAAGATACGCATCAACGACGGCATAATATGCTCAATCGTATCTGATACCTCTGTGCTTACAACTTGGGAGCGGTCTGGCTGTTCGTTGCCAAACGGCTCACCAAGATAGTAGTCCATAGCGTCGATACGGTCTTGCGAGTACTCCGTATCGTAGTGTCCCAAAGCTTGCTCAATCTCATTGCGAACAATGCTCTGAAACTCGATTTCGTCCATTTTAGCCATGACTATGCCTTCTTAGTTGTCTTTGCCTTTGTGGTTGGTTTCTTAACCTTCGGCTTTTCAACCTTCGGGGCAACCATCACCTGACGGCAAGCACGACAACGGTCATGCTCAGTTGAACCATTTGGGTTTTTGTATCCGCAATTTGGACAAATCATTTTGTCACCTCTTTTGTTTTGCGAGGACGCCCTCGCTTTTTCGGCGCGGCTTTTTTGGCCTCCATCTTGGCAGCAATTTCTGCCTCAATTTCCGCCTTCTTTTCAGCCGCACGATTGCGAGTGTAAACAGTAACGTACATTAGTTACCGCTTTTCTTCTGTTTCGCTGCCTTCAAGCAACGCCCAGCCCTCTGACAGGCTTGCGGTGACTTGCAGTAAGGGCAGGGCATAAATCCTTCCTTGGACATCTTAGAATACCTTCCTACCATTTAACTTTGTGTGACCAGTATTTTGCCGAAAGCTTGCTGGTCGGTTTACCTTGTGCATTATGACGAGCATAATACGATTTTCTACGCGCTTTGTCTTTAGCTGTTTTGGGGTTCTTCCCAGCGCCTCTAACTCCCTGCTGACCAAAGCGGATAAGGCGAACCTTATCACCTTCTTTTGCCAGCACAGCGTGACTCTTCTTCGGATGCTTGGGGGTGCGCTTCGGTTTGTTGTAACCAGCAAAACGCTCACCGCGATAGACGATAGCCATTAGCGAACCCTCATATTGCTTTTCGGGCCGAGCTTCTTACGAATGTGCAACCCACGCTTTTTATGCCGACGACGGGTCGGAGTGCGAGCTTCAAAAACATGTCCCAGCTTTTTGGCCATTACTGATTCCTAATAATAAACTCGTCGTAACGCTGTTCAGCGCAACGAGTAAATTCTTTCGTGTTTTCCTTATGCCCGAATTTTTGACAAAGGGAAATAGCATTACTGATGGCGCGCTGCTCCATTGAGAACTTCTCTCGCGGGGTCATCAGCGCAGCAGCGCCGACACAGCCAGATAAAAAAGCTGATAGAAAAAGAACAATCACAAACACAAGCAGTGCCGTAATCCGTTTTTCCTTTTCATCCATCATGCCTCTCCGTAATTTCCATCCTCGGTAACGCGAATAGAAGAAATAATCTCCATGTATTCGTCGGGCGTAATCTCTGCCATTTGACCACAATAGGCCGATGCAAGCAAGGTCAAGTTCAGCAGGTCATCCCAATCAGTGCCAAGCTCATTTAACCCCTCAAGGGTAGCAATCAAAATATCAAAGTCGTCGCTGTCTTCTTCAAACTCAATATAAGCCATTATACCACCCAGTTAGCCTTCCCATAATTCAGTGGACGATTCCACTTGTGTGCGCTGCCAGACTTGGCGATAGATGCGCGACCAGCGAAGGTCAGGCAAAAGGAGTCGGCAAGGTCAGGTGAGTTGAGGCCACGTCGCTTCATCTCATCCTTGCTCTCGA